TTAGTTTGTAAATATGGTATAACAACAGTTGTAACTTCCTGTAACCATGGTAAATGTGTTCCATTATTAGTTAGAACAGTAAATACCATAGTTACACCTTCTAGGTCTAAATACGCTTTAGCCCTTGTTAACAATTGTACAAAAAATCTATTTATTAATACTCGCTGATAAATAGACGCTGTTCCTTTAGTAGTTACAATAATTGGATCGTTTATAAAATACTCAGCTGCTTCTTTATTTATAATATTTTCAATAGCTTTATATACTTCATTAGTTAAATCGAGGTCTCCCTCTTTTTTATTAAAAAAATCTTCAGAAGTTAATCTTTTAGGCTCTTGAGCCTGTGCTTGAATTTGGTCTAAATCTACATCTACCATAGAAGTAGAGACAGCACTACTAAGAGTTTTACTTTCTAAAGAAAATTTAGAGTCATTCACTTGCATAATAAATCCTTAATCCGAATTAATGGCGATGCCAAAATAGTAAACACTTCTACTAATTCAGCCTTAACTATCCTATAATGTTTATGTTCTCGCTCGTTAGTTAAAGAAGAAGCTTTATTACATGCTTCTTCTTGGGTTTCCGCATTTACAGTATGTAGTTTAGTTTCTAAAGTCTTAACATCTTGAAACAATACATCATACTGATTCATAGTTTTATTCTCCCTTTTTCTTCTTAGTTTCTGGTTTATCCATCCAATATGGTTTATATAAACCTTTCCTCATCTTAAGAAGATCAACTGTACTTAGATATGGAACTGGGTGTGAATATTGGTTCAATGTCCAATAGCCTCTTGTACTAAGAAGAACATCCCAATCATATCCCATCTCTTTAAGATCTTTATAAAGTTCAGCAGGAGTACAGTATAGATCAGTATCTAAAATAACTCTATGATAGATAGGTAACTGATGTAATTCAGCTGTAATATTAATGGCTCTTCTAAGTTTAGGATCGTTGTCTATTTTACTACGTACTGTTGTTCTAGATAAAGAAACGTCAGGATAAAGATCTAGAGAATAACTTCTGTCATTACCAGAGATACCGAAACCAGGTGTTCCAGATTTATTCTGTCTAAGATAATGAAACTCTGTTAAAGTAGGAAGAACACCTTCAGTTTGTGAAATAAGAACTTCTATGTTACCACCGGAAGGACCTGATTTAGATCTTAGTGTTGTTAATGTAACTTTATTAAGATCTGATTTTAAAATATCATTAGGATCTTTAGGATACTCTGGTCCTTTAGTACCTTGATTATAGAATGCTGAACCTGTATGTGCTTGATAAGCAATGTTAGTTAAGAAACTAAACTTACTACCAACAGATTTAATAGAATCACCAGTCTTAAGGAACTGGAGTTTCTTAGACGGTTCTTCCCATGGTTGTAAACCCATATTAACTTTATCGCCCGTATGTGCTGTAACAAGAACATATGTTGATGAGTGTGGGCAACGTCCTGGTAACTGACTTAAAAACTTAGTTTTAAAACCGCCTTGTTTCATAGCGTAAGTATTAGTATCTTTAGCGTCAAGATCCCCAGATAGCATTTCAGCTACTGAAGCTGCTTCAAACTCTGTAAAACTATCAATCTCTACGAACGTAGGAACTGGTATAGACATAGGTTTATGAGTATATGGGTCTAACATACATTCAACAGTTACATAACCTTTCTTATCAGCTACTTTTTGATCCATATATTCAAATAGATTATCTCCAAATTTATTAGCAGGCATATTAGATTTATCCATAATAGCCCACATAGGATCATTACCTAAAATTGGTTGTTCTCCTAATGAAGGAAACTCAGATGCAAATCTCTCTAAACGATCAAAACTAATATTAACTTCAGTATCATAGGTTAAAATATATGTTTTAGTAGCTTCTGCTATTTTACTAGCAGCTGAAAGTGTCATATAGTGTATCAATGTACTTTTAAAGTTATTACCGGCTCCAACTACGCCTATAACCTGACCTAAGCCACCATTAAAAATAGTTTCGCCTTTAGCTCCTGTTATAATAGAAGCTGTTGGTATGTCCATAAGACAACCTATTGGTATGTAGATCTTAGGCATAGCTCGGTTATTCATAGCGAACTCGAATATTCCAGCCATATTTATCTCCTTGTATAATTTACTCAATAAGTTGCAAAGTGTCGGTAGAACAAAACAAAAAAAAAATAGTCTCTAGAGTTTTCACTCTAGAGATCTAAATTTATTGTTGCCTATAAACAAAAGTAACACCTATTCGTTCTAAATCAGGTTCGTAATGAACTTCTATAGGATAAGCTGGATTACTATCGTTAGCTCTCTTTTTAATACTATCTTGTATATAAGGGATAACTCCAGACAGGGAATCAAGATACCAAGATGTTAACTCTTCAATATCTTTATCTTCAATATTGACCCCTAGAGCTGTTCTTAAAAGCTTAATGAGATCATTAACTGTAAGATCAGTGTTTTGTTTAATCAGTATAAGATATAGATAACTAGAAACGACACGATCAAAAGTATACTCATCGTTTTCTGTTATACAAGATGGCCTAATAAAAGCTTTTTGTAATAGATTAGCATAATATTCATCAGTTGACTTACTATAAAATATAAAACCTATATCAAGCTGATTAGACTCAAGTTTTTCTTTAGTATTACCAAAGATAGGGTCAAGAACTTGAAACATTTGATCCGCATAGAACGCTGCATTACCATTCATTTTCTCACCTTCTAGATAGATATTATACCGTTCTAGGAGATCTAAATAAGCATTAGAATTATTCTCTTTTAACATAGTAAGACTCCTTATAATTTAAGACTTCTTATATACAGCATGCTCTTGTAACCATATATTGGTAACATAAAATACAGCTATATTACCTTCAATTGTTTCGTAAACAACAGTAGGATATATAGTTTCATCTGGATATCTAGTTTTATGTGTTTTATTTATTACTTCTAAAATAGAAATACCTAATGGTAATATATTTTCTACCCAGGTTAATATTCTTGCTATTTTATCTTCAAGTAGCTCGCCTTCAAAAGCATCTTCTACAAACTTATAGATGTTTTCTTCTTCTATAAGTTTAATAAGAAACATTCTTAGAGACTCGATTAAAGAAGCTAACTCTTGTTCGCTATCTCCTATTTTATTGTTAAAACCGTATATTACAAAAGCGTTTAATGCTGTTAAAGCGATTATATTCATTTCCCGTTTTAAACTACTATTAATTAATTTAAGATCATGATGTTGTAATAACCCTTTAACGTCTTCTGATTTAGGGGTCCACTCATAATCATATGCTTGTATTTCCTTAGAATCAGTATGAAAATTATGATACTTTTCTAAAATCGCAGCCATAGCGTTATTAGCTAATTTATCCAACTCATCATCTGTTAAATTAAAATCATTTAGGCATTCTAAATGCGGTTTAAGAAATGTATATATTTCTAATATGTCTTTTGTTTTATTTTGTAACTCATGTTCTATATTCATTATCAACTCCTTAAGTTTAGTTATTATTATATAAAGAATATATAACTAAATATAGATAAGAAAATGAACAACTAGAGATAACATTACTGTTATCTCTAGTTGTATTTAAATATAAGATTTAGTAAATAATATAGATTTTTCATAACAGCATTAAACATTTTTATATTACGTCTCTAGCATTATAAAACTATATAGCCGCTATTTTGTTTCGTATAATTCTTGCAATGTCTCAATATTTTTAACGCGGTTTATTTTTTTCGTAATAGTTGTAAGATATTTACCATAGTTATAGTATGCTTCTATAGCATAATTTATAATCCTGACAACAGCGTTAAGATCTTTAATAACTTTTCGTATTGTTGTATCGATATCTGGCTGTGCATATATTTTTTCGGTATCTTGTTTAATAGATCTTATATTAGATTCTATATTATTTATTTTATTAACCACATTATCATATTCTTTCATATGTATACTAAAATACGCTTGAACTCTATGAACATTAGATACAAATCCCTTTTCCTGGTTATTTATACGTATATTAAGTCTATTAGCATTAGTTATGTCGTGCGTTGATACTTTTAAGTTAAAAAAAGATTCTGTATATTCTGTTTTTAAATGTTTAGCTGTTACTATACACAACTTTAAACCAGATATTGGAAATGATAGTATAATATCGCTATCTTCATCGAGATTAAAAGCAGTTTTAATTTTGCTATCATCATACTGATAAAAATTTGAATTACCATTTAAGTTAATAAATTTTGTAGCAATATTGTAAATTGCTGTCTCCATATCGCCCTGTCGACTAAAGCCAGCTGTTTTAATATCTTTTGTTATTTGTGTAAAAATATCGATTAATGTATTGGTTTTGCTAAAGGTCTGTCCAACATCTGTTATTGAATATAAATAATCTGGATATAACGAATTTTTCTTAGAACGATCTGTAAGCTGTTCGACACATTCTTCTACTAAATCCTTATAACTTGGGTATTGACTATCTATAACAGAACCTAGTGAAAGAAAATTTGCAGGTGAGACCGGAAATCCTAGCTTTTTTTCTACAGCCGTTATTACATCATTATAAAAGTTCTCGTATGTTTTATCTTGTTTAGGCGTTGAGTTAGAACCAGCAAATATTGTATTAAACGCCATTTTTAGTTTTGTAAACATAAGTTTGAAATGTTCTTTTATTTTGTTAAATAGCTCTATTATTTTATCCCATGCTTTCTTAGCATATTCTTTAATCTTTTCTCCAATACCTTCAAGCTCTACTTTAAGACCTTCCATAGACTCTCTACTATTATTTCTAACATCTTCTAAAGAAAGATTAACAGACTCTCTTGTTAGACCTAATAGTTTACTATAGTGTTGAATAGACTCATTAACCACAGTTACATCTACTGGATCTATAGGCTCTTCAGATTCTAGTCTTTCATTAACAGCGTCTAGTTCTTCTTGAACTTCGGAACCTACTGACTCTAACTCATCAGATGTTTCAATAGCTTCTTCAAGGTCTTTAGAAGTCTCTTGGAATTCAGAATTAGTAATATCTTGTTCAACTACATCTTCTATAGTAGCTGGTTCTTCGATAGCCGCTTCTTCAACTTCATTTTCTAGATTAAGTTTTTTAACCATTTTATTTAAAGCCATATCGTTTCCTTATTTATAAGTTTTGATTACAACATCAGATGCTGCTTTTAGGAAATAATATAGATCGTTCATAACTGTAGTGTGCATTCCTACAAATGTTTTTACTAGTAATCTGCAAGCAGTGAGTATGATCTTATTTTCGGTTCTAGGATCATTATTAGCCTTAATCCCAAATTTCCTATCTATATTATCGGCGGTTTCCTTACCTAACTTATAAGCAGCGAGATAAGCATTTATATAAACGCCTAAATAAGATGGCGAAATTATTAACGAAGATGGATATTCATGTCTTGTTAATATAGTAGTATTCATTTCACCTGTTAAGCTAGCAAAACGTATCTCAATAGTAGGGCCACTAGTATGTAATCCAACAACAGCCATGTTATAAGCATCTTTAATATTTGCACTACGTATGAAATCTGGATTAATCTCTTTTAAGTTACTAATAAGAGAACCAAGTGGATTCATCCTCTGAACTACATCATTATCATTATTTTTACCTGTTATATAGTTAGCCAATGACATAGCATTTCTATCTATAGAACGATAAAGTTTACTAATGTATGCAAATTTATCAACATTAGGGAATACATTGTAAACACCTGTAAATCGAGTTGGGTATTTCTCTAGGAATTTACTAGTTGCTTCTTTGTTTTTATCCATATCATTAGAAAGTTTAAGAAGAGCGTTATATTTACTTTCAAGTGTTTTAGCTTTATCGTTAAATACATTTTTAATAGCTTCATATAGCCAGCTAAAAAGTTTAACGATTTGTCTCCAGATGATAAAAGCAAAGTTCTTAATCTCTGTTACAAGATCTTCTAATTCTACTTTTAAACCTTCCATAGTTGTTCTACTATCAGTCTTAATGCCTTCTAGAGAGATCGATGCATTTTTACGCTCTATACCAAATGCTTTATAGTAGTTCTGGATAGATTCATTAACTATGGCAACTTCAACTGGGTCAATCGGATCTTCAGATTTTAATCGATCTTCAACAGCTTGTAGTTCATCATTGGCATCAGCTTCAAGAGTTTCGCTTTCTTCAGCTGCATCTATAGAAGCATTTATTTCTTGGGTAGCATCTTGTAAATCCTGAGCAGCTAGTTCTGGATCTACCTCTGAAGGTATTTCAACATTTGAAGATAATTCAGTATTTTCAGATTCTGTAGAAACGCTAATGTCTAAATTAGCCAACTCTTTATATATAGATATAATGTTATCTAATAAATTTTTATAAGCGTTTACAGTTCTGTCTACAACATCGCTAATAACATATTGTATTTTGTATTCAGTTGTACCAGTTTTAAATGGTTTAGGCTTTATAACATCTATTTTTTTATAATAGTTATAAGCGTCTAAAATAGCATCATATAGTTTATTAAGATCTATAGTACCAGAAACTATAGCGCCAGCAGAAGTAATATTAACGCTGGTAACAGTTGTAACCCAATCATCACTTTCCTCCATAAACCCGTAAATACCACCTTCGTTAGATGTATCATAACCAAATGTTGCAAAGTCAATTACTAATCTTGCATTTTGGTCTTTATCGCCCTTTTTAATAGTAGTATACATAGCATAAGTTTTTAAATATATACCATCTACGTTATCAGAACGTACCATAGTATCCAGCTCTTTTTCGCCTAATGTATATTGATTAAATTCGCGCTCTACATGCGCTATATTCTGTAGTATTAGTTTATAGCTATCTTCGCTATCCATTTTTACATATTTATCTATATTACTTAACATTCGATTTAAATTAGATATGGTTTCTTTATAGCGATTTATGAAAAATTTAAAATTAATTAATTTCCCTTTGAAGAGCATCAAATTACCATTTAATCTATCGCTTAGCACTTGTGAGGTTAGATCTTTTATGGACATTATTTTATTAGTTTTAGCTGGCAGAATTTTAATATCAGTTTTAAAAGAATCCAATACGGCAGACTCGTGGTTAACTTTATTTCCTTTGTAAAATCCCATTTTTGTTCCTTTTTGAAAAAAAAAATAGTTAGAGTACTTGTACTCTAACTATATGTATTACTTAGAAGCTTTTATAACAGCTGCTGTATATTTTTTAACATAATCAACATACGCATGTGAAACATTAAAACCAACTGAAGCAGCTTTCATGCCAATTCTCCATGCTCTATAAACGTTATTTA